TCACAAGGCATTCCACTTAACCACTTGACAGATAAGCTGTAATACGTTATACTACTAGTATGACTGAGAAAACAATTGAATCATATCTTGAATTATTAACTGGGTTTGACAGTAATGAAACCTTCACAATCCAGCCTAGTGATTTTACCATACTCAATAGTATTGCACGACAAGTGCATAAAGGAGTCGGGTTAACTGATAGACAGTATGAAGTAGTAAAAGAAAAACTACTATCCTATGCTGATCAATTTACAGCATTAGAATATCCAATACACGAAGCAATCAAAAATACTCGTATACCTATTAGGCATATCGATAGGGCTCGATGGATTCGCACAGCCTTAATTAAAGATCAATTATATATCGGTGTTCGATTTACATTCAATAAAAAATTAATATCAGCGATAGAAGTTCTTTCTAACATAGAAGAAAGAGGACTATATAACACCGTTGAAAAAATACATTATTTTATTTTTACCGAAATTAATCTACATAAAGTAATAAATGAATTAAAAGATAAAAGTTTTGAAATAGAGTTAGAACTACAAGAAAGATACAATTTATTGGAAATGATGCATAACAACAAAAACAATTATATTCCCGGTATATACGGACTTAAATTACAAAACTTACACACTAAAGCAATAGATTATATGATATCGTCTGTCGGAAATCCTGATGTTGATAATCTAGCACTGTATAAAGATAGAAGCCAACTATTTGGTATTAAACATTTTGACGAAGGTGATTTAAATAGCAGCATTAATAAACTAACAACACTTAGTCAAAAAATTGTAAAAAGAACACGCCCGCTTATATTAGTTAACAATACTGAACATACATTTGATAGAGTAGCAGAGTCTCTACTAGAACTTAATAGATATCCTTTATTGGTTTGTTTGAATGACGGCAATGATTTTAGTAGTTTACAAACAGTGCATTATAGTTTTAGAAATATTTTTGGCAACAATGACTTCTGTACACTCTACAGAAAAGAAAATGATGTTGCAGAAAATATTGAATTTAATCAATATATTAAAGACAATAATCTGAACAATCCTCTTGCAATTAATTCTAAAATAGTGTATACTAATATTAATAAGATGTCAAAGACATTACTAAAATCTAGTTGGCGTCCTCAGGCAGCTATACTAATGGGGAGTATTCGTTCTACTAAGATGGATACATATTTACAAGAATTAGATTTAGTTATTCATTATGACACTGATATTAGTCCGTTTAAAAAATACAGTACACCACAAGTAATAGAGAAAATTTAATGGCAAGTTGCAGATTAATTATTGAAGACGAAGTCAACATTAAGCTAGAAGGCTTAGAGGTAGACGTTCGACGTAAAATTGCAAACGCATTAAAGTTTGAAGTGCCATATGCAAAGCACATGCCTCAGTACAAACTTGGACGATGGGATGGCAAGGTTGCGTTCTTTGGTATCGGCGGCAGTGGTTACGTTAATCATCTTGACGTTGTTTGTGATATTCTACAAAAGAACAATGTAGAAATCGTAGACATCCAAGATAACAGACACCCTATTAAATTAAACTTTGTACCAGTAACCGAACGTTACTGGGCAGACCAAGGCGTATGTTGGCCAGAAGGACATCCAGTAGCAGGTACAGAAATTATTCTGCGTGACTATCAAGTCGAAGCAATTAATAATTTCCTTGCTAACCCACAGAGCTTGCAACAGATTGCTACTGGTGCAGGTAAGACGATTACGACAGCAACATTGTCGCACATGGTAGAGCCCTATGGACGTAGCCTAATCATTGTTCCAAATAAATCACTTGTTGAACAAACTGAAGAAGACTATATTAATTGCGGACTTGACGTTGGAGTGTACTTCGGCGACAGAAAGATGCTAGGTAAGACTCACACTATTTGCACTTGGCAGAGTTTGAATATTCTTGACAAGAAGAACAAGGACGGCAGCGCAGTGTTAAGTCTTGCAGAGTTCCTTGAAGGTGTAACCGCTGTTATTGTTGATGAATGCCTTGCAGGCGACACATTAGTTACTACTCCGTTAGGTAAAATTGCCATCAAGGACTTAATCCCCGGCGACAAAGTAATAAATCTTTGTGAAAAAACACAGCAATACAAAGAAGATACAGTTGTTAGAGTTCATAAAAATTTATCTCACAGCAATAGTGAAAAAATGCTAGAACTAGAGTTTAATAATGGGGTAATAATACAAGTCACCGCAAACCATAAATTTTTAACTAATCATGGATGGGTTAGAGCAGATGCATTAACTGAAGATTTAGAAATTGTAGACATAAATACATATAGCTAACGGAGAGGTATTTATGGCGAAAAAATTTGATATTAATAAGTTTAATAGTTTATTGTCTACAGCTAATCAAACTGTATATGCAGTTAAGATAACAGGAAAAGAAATTGAATTATCAAACGGATTATCATTAACTTCGGAGCAAGATGTTCGATTGTGTAAGAAAAGAGTATTAACTGGACACAATTGTTGGAGACAAAATTTTGATGATATTTATAGTATACACAAATCTACTCGTATTGCAGCAGAAAAACAAGCAAGAAGTGTTACCTCAAAGCAAGGTGGAATTAATTGCCAGTTGATGCATAAAGAAATAATAAAACACAATTTAAATACAGGAATACCATGGAACAAAGGAACAAAAGGCGACTATCCGTATGCATACACAATGCTAGCCGAAACTAAAGAAAAGATTAGTGCAGCCAACACTGGTTCAAAAAATGGCATGTATGGAACAATTATGTCAGCCGAAGACAAACTTCATCGTAGTAATATCATGAAAGAAAAAATATTAAACGGTACTTTTACTCCTAACTCAAATAATAGAAATACGCATTGGGATACATTTTATAAAAATAAAAAATATAGAAGTTCTTGGGAAGCATTATACCAATACTTTGATAAAGATGCAGAATACGAAACTATCAGAATTCCTTACGTTTATAATAATAAAGAACACATTTACATTGTTGACTTTGTAAATCATGATACAAAGACATTAATAGAAGTAAAGCCAGAAGAACTAATGTATGACGAAAAAACTAAAGCAAAGATTAATGCTGCAAAAGAATGGAGTACAACTAATGGATATGCTGTTATAATAGCAAATAAAGAATATTTTATTAACAAAAAGCCTCCTACTAACTTAGACAACTTTGACGATAATACAAAAAATAAAATTAGGAAATTATATGAAACTAGTTAAGAAAACAGTAATTAGTAACCTACCAGAGGTTTACAATTTACACATTAAAAATGATCATAATTATGTTGCAAATGATGCTGTTGTTGCAAATTGTCACCAAGCTAAAGCAGAAGTTCTTAAAAACTTGCTTACACGTAACTTGCGCAACGCTCCGATTCGTTGGGGACTAACTGGCACTGTACCTAAAGAGAAGTTTGAGTTTGAAAGCATTCATGCTAGTCTTGGTCCGGTGATTGGAAGTATCAGTGCAAAGTCATTACAAGACAAAGGCGTACTATCAGAATGCCATGTTAATGTATGTCAGTTAATTGATGTTGTGGTACACACTGATTATCAATCAGAATTAAAATATCTAACAACTGATACTGCAAGACTAGCATACATTGGTAAGATGATGAACAAGGTATCACAGACTGGTAACACACTTATTTTGGTAGATCGGATTAGTGCAGGTCAAGAACTACAGAAACTTATGCCTGGCAGCACTTTTGTAAGTGGCGCAGTTAAAGTTAAAGATAGAAAAGAAACGTATGACACTATCCGTGAAGGCACTAACGAGGTTATTATTGCAACCTATGGTGTTGCGGCTGTTGGACTTAATATACCGCGGATCTTTAATCTTGTTCTTCTTGAACCTGGCAAAAGTTTTGTTAGAGTTATCCAGAGCATTGGCCGGGGTGTAAGAAAAGCAAAAGACAAAGACTTCGTACAAATATGGGACTTGACTTCAACGTGCAAGTTTGCGAAGCGGCACTTGACTCAGCGTAAGAAGTTTTATGCCGAAGCACAGTACCCATTTACAATTGAAAAAGTGGATTGGAATTAAATGAAAATATTAACATTAGATAACGAATGCTTTATGCTTAACAATCTTCCTGATGAGCTCGACGAAGATGTACGCTTTAGTGTATTAGACAATAGTGATCCTAAAGATCCAGATTTCTTTTTTGTACCACTTATCTTTCTAGAATCATTTAGCGCTCCTGCTATTGTATTAGAAATTAACGGACACGAAGTAATGATGCCAGTCGATTGGCATATTGCAGTAGGCGATGCTCAAAGTGGTAACGACTTAGAAGTACTACCACTAACTAGTATTAATGATAGAGGGTTTGAAGTATTTCTTTTTAATCCTTTAAAAAGTTTCAAATTTGACTTTGGTACATTAAAAGTTGTAAATTTTTACAATGATGTAAAGTGGTACTTTCCTAAAATGAAAAACGGACAACTACTAAGTGTTCCTATTACGGATGGCAAGAATCCATTGTGTGCATTTTTTGTAAAAGATATTAGTAGACAAAGTGAAACAATAGATTTTACTATGCTAATGTAAGGAAACAATATGAGTATTAAATCAGGAAAAATTTGGGGATCAACAGAGATGATTCACGCTAACGGTGTACTAGAGTTTCATCGTATCAAGTTCAAAGCAGGATATAAATGTTCAGAGCATGAACACGAATTTAAATGGAACGGGTTCTTTGTAGAGTCGGGCAAGATGATTGTGCGTGTTTGGCACAACGATCAAGGATTAATTGATGAAACTATTCTTGAAGCAGGCGACTTTACACAAGTTAAACCAGGTAAGATTCATCAGTTCGAAGGTGTTGAAGACGGAGTAGCATTTGAGTTGTATTGGGCAGAGTTTAATCACAATGACATCAAGCGACGCTCATCAGGAACAGCAGTTGGCTAGGATGATCCCCGGTGAAGCATTGATATATGAGCGGAACGACAACGTTGTGTATGCTCGTTATCGAGATGCTCCTCACAATAAAATTCCCCGTTGGATCATCGGCGGTGACCCTGCTGGTATTGCAAGAGCACAGGGCGATCTGTTGTGTTATCAAGAATGGCAAGAGCTGTGCGAACTAAGTTTAACATATCCAACTATAAAAAAACTATTAGATAAGTTGGTAGTAACTTATTATACAGTGAAGGAAAACAAATGAGATTAGTTGCATTTGGTTGTAGTAATACTTACGGGCAAGCATTGCCTAATACTACAAAGATTTTGAAAAAGTAATTGATGATATTGTTTGGTATTCATTTGACAAATTTAATTAATTAGTGTAAAATATAAACATGAGTGATAAGAAACTTCCAACTAAAGACATACTTGCAGCAGTTGACATGAACGCAAAAAGCGTTTGGAAAGAATTGTCTGATGAAGAAAAGAAGCAAGTTAGCTTTTGGTTGCTAAACAGATATGTAAGTGCTGTACAAGGTAATAGAGAAGCACAAGAGCTTGCTGTGTTTAAAACTAATGAATATTATAACAAACACTTTAACGACATTGGCGTTGGCAAAGAGAACGGACATCAACATCTAATGTGGCAGCTATTGTGTGCAAGTGGAGCAACAGGTAAGATCGAATACCATCCTTATATTGGCTTTAAGAAAAAAGAAGCCGGTAACAACGCAGCAATTAAATTGTTATCTCAAGTATATCCTAATATGAAAATGAAAGAGGTAGAACAACTTGCTGGAATATCTACAAAAAAAGAACTTAAACAACTCGCAGAAGATTACGACATTGATATCAAGCTCTGAGAAACCATACGTTTGCGAATATTGCAGAACAGGATATAGCCGTGAGAAAACTCTCATAGTACATATGTGTGAGCAAAAACGTAGAGCTTTACAAAAGGGCGAGAAGCGAGTACAGTTAGGTTACATTGCATTTAATCAATTCTATAAATTAAGTGCTGGGTCAAAGAAAGATAAAACATACGAAGAGTTTTGCAAGAGCAGTTACTATAATGCATTTGTAAAGTTTGGTAGTTTTGTATCAAATGTAAAACCGTTATATCCTGAGAAGTATATCAATTATGTAGTAACGTCAGGGGTTAAACTTGACCAATGGTGCAGAGAAGAAATGTATGAAGCATATGCAGTTGAGCTAATTAAAAAAGAAGGTGTTGAAACTGCCCTAGAGCGCAGCGTTAATACTATGGTTGAATGGGCTACTGAAAACAACAGCGTGTGGAATCATTATTTTAACTATGTAAGTTTGAACAAGGCAGTGTGGAATATTAGAGACGGAAAGATTAGTCCGTGGTTGGTTCTTAATTGTAAGAGCGGAAAAGAATTATTAGGTAAGTTTAATGACGAACAATTAAGTATGATATATAATATTGTTGATCCGCAGCATTGGGCTATGCGATTTAAGAAACAACCCACTGATGTACAACTTGTTAAAGATGTAGCTAAGGAAAGTAATTTGTGAAAATTTTAATATTTGGATTGCCCGGAAGCGGTAAGAGTACACTAGCAGAACCGTTTGCTAAACTAGTAGGCGGCATATGGCTTAATGCAGATGCAGTACGCAAAGAATACGACGACTGGGACTTTACTCCTGAAGGTCGAATGCGGCAAGCAATGCGTATGAAATTCTTAGCAGACGGTGTTGTTAAGGCAGGCAAGATTGCTATTGCAGACTTTGTTTGTCCTACAGAAGCAGCTCGAGCGGAGTTTAATCCAGACTTTACAGTTTGGATGGACACAATTAAAGCAGGTAGATTTGAAGACACTAACAAGATGTTTGAGAAACCTGACAACTTTAATTATCATGTTGCTAAATGGTTTAATGACACACACCTACAACTTATGCAAGTTATAACTTCTTACATGAAACACAATGGACTCAAATAAACGAAGCCTTACTAAAACAATTACTTGGAGGTTCACAGGAAGCGGCGCAACGTTTGTAATTTCATATTTGATATTAGGAAATATTACCGCAGCGGGATCTATTGCATTAATTCAGCTTGTTGCAAATACCTTGTTATATTATGCTCATGAAAGAATTTGGAATAAAATAACTTGGGGACAAAATGTTTGATTATAAAAAACCTACAACACAGATGCTAGGAAGATGGCAACCTTGGCATCCTGGCCACACTGCACTATTTAAAAAAGCATTGCTAGAGACTGGACAAGTTTGTATTCAAATTCGTGATGTTGGCGGCATTGTTGGAACTGACGCTGGCGCTGATAGAACTGCAACAAAACAAGACGACAATCCTTTTGAATTTGAAACTGTAAAGAATAATATTATTGCTGCATTGTTTAATGAGGGCTTTACATATAACAACGAATATGTTATAATGCAAGTACCAAACATTGTAGATATTAGTTATGGTCGTGGCGTAGGATATACATTTACGCAACATGACCTAGGCGAAGAGATACATAATATAAGTGCTACACAAATTAGAGCACAACTAAGAGAACAAGGTAAACTATAATGCCTGATTTGCGAGCATTGCGGAAAGCAAATAACAAAACAAAATTATTTGCGTTGGCACGGCGCAAAGTGCAAGGAGGCGTAAATGGATATTGATATAGACTTTGCTGACAGAACAATTGTGCTTGCACAACTCAAGCACCGTGTTGCTAAACTTGACTCAGACAAGAAGCATAACACAGGAGTCTATGCAACTGAAATTCCACACAACCCTGTAGACAACTTAGCCACCGTTGACTACAAGACTGCTGAAGAACGTGGCTACTTTAAACTAGACTTTCTAAACGTCAGCATCTATAAAGATGTTAGAGACGAAACACATTTAACAGAATTAATGGAGAAGGAACCACTATGGCAACTATTGGAGCACGAGGACTTCAGCGAAAAAGTATTTCATCTGAACGGCCACGGCGCACTATTGAAGCAATTGAAACCTACATCGGTATCACAGTTAGCAGCGACGCTGGCGATCATTCGTCCAGCCAAGAGACATCTAGCGAACGAAAGCTGGGGAAAGATAATGCAGGGAGTTTGGACTAAGCCGACCAACGGCGAGTATTACTTTAAGAAGGCCCACGGTATTGCCTACGCAGCAGCTTGTGTTGTACACATGAATTTAATATGCGAACAGTTGTCTACCTAACTTTGCGTATCAGCTGTACACTTTTACGTTTGATACGTTTAAAATTTAGATCGTTTAGATTAACACACGGTCCTATTGTTACTCTAACATCCTTGCTGTTCATAGTCATCATTGCATAACTAAATGCCTGCATTTCTTTTATTAGGAAAATGTTTATAGGCAGCATCCTATTTGACTCCCACCACCAAACATTGCCCATTTCTAAAAATGCTTCCTTCTCTAAGTTAGTCTTTAACGAGGTGAATATATACATGCTGGTTATATATGCATCTTGATTTGCAATGATGCCGACGTACTCGTTGCCACCATAAGTGACTACGCTGATAAAGGGGAAGTTGTTTTCAATATCTTTTAATAACATATTTCTCGATAAATACTAGATGCAATTAACACCTAGATATTTAGTCAATAACAGAACGACCATTATTACTAATGACGCAGGATTCATTACGGAGTACAGACCAGTGTATCAAAGACATATAAACGTATATAGAGGCATTGACAATGTGCTTGATTTTAAAATACTCAATGCTGATCAAAAGCCAATTGACATTACAAACTATACACCCAAGTTCCAAGCGTTTGATGAAAATAGATTATTAGTAATTGAACACAACGGCGAACTTATTACCGGCGACGATAGCGCTCCTACTAGAGGACTATTCAAAGTTACAGTTACTGACAACGATCTATTAAACATTGATCAACAATATCTTTCTTACAACGTACACCTTATAGACAACACCACTAATGTTCCAGTGTTAACTTATTCAAATACTAATTTTGGAATGAACGGAACGATCTATGTAAGTGAAACAGCATTTCCAGGGCCCGCAGCCGCAACTAGCATTATTACTTTTACTGAAGATAATAGTGTATGGAATAGCGAATCAACTAACGCACAGCCAGGTATAAACGGCAACGATGCATTACATACTGCTGTAGTATACACTGACAGTTATATTGGTAATGTAGTTGTCCAAGCTACGTTAGAAAATCAAGTTACCGGCACAACAGTTTGGACAGACATTACAACTATAACACTTGTCGGAACTGAAACAGAACCTACACCTGTAAACTTTAACGGAGTGTTTAGTTTTGTAAGATTCCAAGCATCAGCAGATCCTGCAGATAAAATAACAAAAATTTTAATAAGGAATTAAATGTCTACTCTAGTTATAACTACGTTTTCAGAAGACGGTTACTACTTGTATGGGAAAAAATTAATTGAGACTTGGCAACAGTATTGGCCAGCTAGTGGATACACATTACGAATATATGCTGAGCATAATTTAGTAGTTGACGATCCAAGGATTGAAATAATTAATCTAAATGACGTAAGTCCAAAGTTACTTGCATTTAAAAAAAATTGTAACATTAGTCTTGAATCAGAAACTAACAAAAAGTTAATTCATAAAATAGAAAAGACAGTAAAGTGGTGTCATAAAGTTTATGCAATCGAACATGCATTACACAGCAATCACGATTATCTTATATACTTAGACGGAGACACTTATACTATAAACAATGTCCATCCAGGGGCATTAGAATCATTATCAGAAAAATGTTTGTTTAGTGTACACTTTGAAAGACTAAAAGGTATGGCACACTATGAAACTGGATTACTTATATTCAACAAGCATCATGAACAAATAGGTGACCTAAAAGAACATATTACTAGTGCATACGACACTGGCGAAATATTTGAACTTCCTAAGAGCTGGGACGGTTTTTGGTTTGCTATACTGCACGAGCGTAGAGGATATCAAGTTAGAGATCTTGCTGGCGGAAAATTTAGAGGAGTCTTTACTAATCCAGTTGTAAAGAAGATCCTTGTGCATCTAGCAGGAAACGACAAGTACGAAGGCCAAGGCTTTAATACATTTTCTGGTAAAAAAATACTCCAAAACTGATTGACACATGGATACATTAATGCTATAATAATAGCATGAGTATTGTTTCTGACATTATAACAACACACTTGCCTGGCTTAAAAAGTCAAAAACATATGAAGTAACATTTCCAGACGGTCATACAGAAGTTGTAAAATCATTTAGAGGATGGTGCAAGGATAATAATTATCCTTATTATAAACTGTATAATACTATTAGAAATAACAAGCCGTCAAAAGATGGATGGCAAGTGCGGATAATTGAGGATTAAATGTCAATAGTTTCGGATGTATTAATTGCATATTATACACAAGGTAGTAAAGTAAAAACTACACCAAGCGGTTGGATGTCAAGAAATGCGCCCTGCTGTCATCACAACGGCAACACTGCTGACACTAGAGGTCGCGGCGGACTTATCTCAGAAGGTGATACTGTTAGCTTCCATTGCTTTAACTGTGGATTCAAAGCCAGCTGGCAACCCGGGCGCGGTGTTAGCAAAGGACTGCGTCGGCTACTTGTTTGGTTAGGTGCACCTGATGATGCAATCAACAAGCTAACACTAGATGTAATGCGCATCAATGAAGGTGTAGAAGTAAAGCAACGTAAGATTGATATTCCTACATTTGAAACTGTACCATTACCGCCCGATGCTGTTAAGGTATCAGATATTACTGAGTTTAATAAATTTAGTATGGCTATCTTAGAATACATGGCTGCACGCAACTTAAACTTAGATGATACAGATTACTATTGGAGTCCTAGCTTGGGCTATCGTGACAGACTGATCATTCCGTTCTACTACGAGAAACGTATTGTAGGATGGTCTGCTAGAACTATTATAGCAGACAAACAGCCCAAATACCTTACAGAAACACAGCCCGGGTACGTATACGGACTAGACGAGCAAGGTCATAACAAGGTGTTTGCTATTGTATGCGAAGGCCAAGTAGACGCTATTCACATAGACGGATGTGCGCTAACCGGAAGTGAAATTGGCGATCAACAAGCACTGCTAATTAATAGACTAGCTAAAGACATTTATGTTGTACCAGACAGAGACAAGGCAGGTAGCAAACTAATTGAAGCTGCTATCGAACGCGGATGGGGTGTTAGCTTACCGGAATGGGATGCTGACATTAACGATATCGGTGACGCTGTGGCTAAGTACGGCAGACTATATACATTATACAGCATTGCTAGTGCTGCTGAAACTAGCCCACTTAAAATTAGATTGAGAGCAAAGAAATGGTTTACTTAAAAAAGATTTGGGCATTCATCACATGGCCCTACACTGAATATAAAGAACAGCAGGCGGTGGCGCACTGAATCGGCAAGCAGTTGATAAGATTCAGCCTATGTGGAATAGTATACATGTTCCGCAGAACCCAGGTGACCCTGGTAGTTGCGTAGGCGCAGTGCTAGCACAAACAAAACAAAAAATAATTCTTGACAACACCTGGCATACGGCAGTATAATAGTAATATGGCAACTAGACAAAACACAAACTATGGTTATGATATACAACGAGTATATCTTGAAATGATGCTTACTGATGCAGAGAGCTTCGTACGCTGCCAAGCTGTATTTGATCCAGATGCATTTGATCGTAGGCTTGCTCCAGCAGCAAAGTTTCTTAATGATTACGTAACTGATCATAATGCGCTGCCTACATTTGAAATGATCAATGCAGCAACTAATACTGATTTAAAAAATCCAGGGATGTTGCAAGAGAATCATTATGATTGGCTGCTGGCAGAGTTTGAAACATTCTCAAGACACAAAGCACTTGAAGCAGCTATCCTTAAGAGTGCCGACTTACTGGAGAAGGGCGAATATGGTCCAGTTGAGGATCTAGTTAAGAAGGCAGTACAGATTGGATTGCAAAAAGATTTAGGTACAGACTACTTTGCTGATCCACGCAAACGACTTGAAGCGATTAAAGATACAAACGGACAGGTGAGCACTGGTTGGGCTGCTATGGACAAGAAATTGTTTGGTGGCTTCAACAGAGGCGAGCTTAACATCTTTGCAGGTGGATCAGGTGCAGGTAAGAGTTTGTTCTTAGCCAACATCGGTGTTAACATGGCATTGAAGGGCATGAATGTGTTGTACATAACACTAGAGCTTGCAGAGAGTCTAGTGAGTATGCGTATCGACAGTATGTTAACTGGTATTAGCACACGTGAGATCTTTAAACAGATTGACGACGTTGAACTTAAAGTAAAAATGATCGGCAAGAAGAGCGGTGCTATACAGGTCAAGTACATGCCTTCAGGTAAGACTGCAAACGATATTCGCAGCTATATCAAAGAATACGAGATTAAGACCAGCCGACATGTTGATGTACTGTTGTTGGACTATTTGGATTTGTTGATGCCTGCAAGTATGAAAGTAAGCGCAGAGAACTTGTACATCAAAGACAAGTATGTATCAGAAGAACTGCGTAACCTAGCAATGGAATTGAAGACAGTGTTTGTTACAGCAGCACAGTTGAATCGTGGAGCTGTAGAAGAAATTGAATTCGATCACAGTCATATCTCAGGTGGACTTAGTAAGATTCAAACAGCAGACAACGTGTTTGGTATCTTTACAAGTCGTGCAATGCGTGAGCGTAGTCGCTATCAGCTACAGCTGATGAAGACACGTAACAGTTCAGGTGTAGGACAAAAAATTGATCTAGGCTTTGATGTAGACACACTGCGTATTATTGACTGTGATCAAGACGACGAAGGTGAGAACAACTATTCAAATACCAGTAGTGGCAATGCAATTGTAAATGCACTCAAGCGCAACAGCACTGCAAAAGAAGATCCGGCTGACGGTGCCAACGCTCCAAAGGTGCGCGGTGAGACCAATAGCACCCTGCTCAAACAGTTTATCAACAACATCAACACAGATTAAGAACACAAGCGCGAAGCGCCAACGCAAGATTATTCTTGCGCGAAGCGTTGAACGCAGATTTTTTACATCTTAAACTACGCATATATTCACTAGCCGCTATACGTGTACACTGTGCTAGTGCATAAAAAGAAACTACTCAACCATGCGTACAAGCACATTCCGCCGTGTTGCTTTCGGCGTTAAACAACGGTAGAACAAAAGATGAGTCTTTATGCACTATGCCTCAACTACACTAACCGTATACACTGTGCTTGCACTCAACAACAGTACAGCATAGGTACGCTGACTAGCTGACTCAAACTCTAGTGTAGAGCTGTCCAACTGTACAGTGTGTATGCCACGTATGTACAGTGTCACCCCAGCCGTGAACGTGTGAGTGTCACAGAGTATAGGTTCTAGACTATCTTTGTAGTTGAATCGTAGTGCATACATCTTATATAATCCAATTGAAGCTGTGCTAGTGTGATCATTGACTCACGATGATGAGCAGCTATAAACGTATAGTAGTCTTCTAGTGTGTACAACTTGAATCCCATATAGCTTAACTCTACTCTAGTGTGCTGTACCTTGCCCAATCGTGCATACTTAAAAGCATCTGTATCCTTGCGCTCAACAGTAACTAACCATGTGTAGATCATATAGATATTTATAACAGACTGCCCAGCAGTCTGACAGCTCGCTTGACTATCGTCTGCGACTCACTGTGGTGCGAGGTTAAATAAAACTATGCAAGTATTCAGCTGTACACAGAGTTTGATATTACACTAAAGCGTAGTACTGCACTAGTAGAACTAGTAGAACTAGTAGAACTCATATTGCGCAAGTAAAAAAATTGTGCGCAAAAAATTTACAACTTCGAACCTATCCATGCTAGAAGTATTGTAACCAGCACCCCACGCTGTACCTAATAAGAAGTATAATTGAACTGTGGTAAGTGTAAGCGTAGCAAGCATACTAATATTTATAGGATTAAGCAGCAGGTCCGAAATGGGTATTTGCAAGTTAAAAAAATTGCTGCGTAAAAAATGTAGGTGAAGTACTTACAGAAGTGAGGTGGTGATTTGCACTCGGTGTATTTTTAAAAAGCTGTTTAAAATAAAGAATAAAGAAAAGAAGAAGAAAAGAAGAAGAAAAGAAGAAGAAAAGAGAAGAAAAGAGAAGAAAAGAGAATCATTAAGCTGTTGTATTTGTGCAACAGTTTTTTAAATATATATACCCCCCACCCCCCCTCGAGAAATAATTTTTTTAATAATTTTTTTATTAATCACATAAGACCTAAGGTATACACTGTTATGTGTATACCCCTCGCCCCGTGTAAAATATATTCTACACACTAACACAGTTTATCAATCTGCTGTAGCTGCTATGCACCTACTGTTAGTCTAGTCTGCTCTGCTGCCTGCGTAT